ACCGGCGCCAAGGCCGTGGTCGGCGGTGTCATCCTCTACAGCCACGAGAAGGTGTTCAACACGCTCGGGCTGTCGTCTGGCTCCAAGTGGGGCTCGGGCAGCACCGTTGACGGCGCGCAGGCGCTCATGCTCGGCGGCGGCGCAGGCGGCATCGCCTGGGTCAACACCCCGCAATGGGTCGAGTCCGACAAGACCGATTACCAAAATCGTCCTGGCATCGGCGTCGGCAGAATGTTTGGGATGTTGAAGCCCCAATTTCTGAGCAACTACGACCTGACTGCGGGCGCGCCGACCCGCCAGGACTTCGGCGTGATCGCGATCAAGACCGCAGCCGGCGCAGCCACCTAACCCTCACCTGAGCGACAAGAGCCGTCGCGCGCCATCGTGCGGCGGCCCTGCGCGCTCGTCATCAGTTTCAAATCTGAAGGACCATCACTATGGGAAATCGTCACTGGAACCTGCAGTTGACGGATCGCTACACTGGCTTCAGCATCCCCACCGCTGGCGGCACGTGTCAGGTCTGCACTGCGGGTACCCCCGATAAGGCTACCCTATTCAATGCGGCCGGCGCGTCGCTGGCAAACCCGATCACGCCGACCCGCGGCGGCATCGACTTCTACGTGGTCGATACCGTGCTCACCGTCGACCTGTACATCATGGCGCCGGGCGGCCAGTTCGTCGTCATGTACGGCGTGACGTCCTCGGGGCCGGGTGAAATCTACGTCGACACGTCCAAGAAAACGCAGATGGCGATCATCCCGTTCTCGATCGCGGACGCGGTCGCCAACACCGAGAAGGACACCGGCTTCGACTTCCCGGCGCAGGCGATCGTGCTCGATCGTCTGCATGGCCTGGCAGTTCGGGTGACGACAATCGATGCCGGGCAGAACATCCTGTTCGGCTTGCTGTCGACTGAAACCAACGGCGACGCAGACGGTCTTTCGACCAACGTCTCGCTGGCCACGTCGGCGACGATCAAGGTCGCCGTCAACGGCGCGCTGTTCTCGACCAACGCGCCGTTCAACACGGACGTTGGCGTGGCCAAGTCGATCAGCTACACGCTCGACACCTCGACCGACACCGGCAAGGGCTTCATTCTGATCCCCTACCGGAACGTCACCTAAGCCAAATATCACCCGGCCCTGCATCCTGCGGGGCCGGTTCGTTTCCCACTGTGCATGAGAGGACTCCATGGCTGACAACCGTACTGTTCCTAGCGTTCCTAACGCTCAAAGCGCCAAGGATAGGCCGCAGGATAGGCCGCTGCAAAAGACCTACATTATCGACACCACCACGACGGCGGATCGCACGACCGATGCCGGCGTTCTGATCTCCGGCAGGCGCACTCATCACATGATCGTCGACGGGGTGGTGAAGCCGTACACATTCGAGCACGGCAAGCCGCTTGAGATCGACTATGCTATCGCGCAACGTTTCCTAGAGGTCGAAGGCTTCAGGCTCGCCGACGAAAAGGGAAACGTGCTGCCGTTTGTGCGGCTGCCGAAGCAGCCTGAGCATTTGCAAGCGGGCGAGAAGCTCAAGTTTGCGGATGACGAGACCATTGCGCGGCTTTCGGAACTGACGACCGAGGCGTTGCAGCGCCGCGCGTTTCAGATGGCCGGCGGCGAATACTTTGCGAACAGCAATGATCGCAAGGCCATTGCCGGGTTCATCATCGAAAACAGAAAGGCGCGCCAGAAGGCAAACATGTCCAAGGTCTCAGACGCGCCCAAGGCCGATGAGTGGACGCCAGGCGATCTCAGCTACGGTTCCGAGGCTGTTGCGTAAGCCGCTCTCATGTCCCGCGTCCTCACGTCCATCGAGGTTGCCGGCAAGGCGATCCGCATGATCGGCCGGTGGCCGATCACGGAGACCGCCCCCGACCCGGAGAGCCTGCGCGAGGCGCTGGGGTGGCTCGACCTCAACTTGGCGCAGACGGTCGGTGTGCGCCGCATGTTCAAGCGGCTCGACGTCACACTGACGCTCGCGCTCACCAACGGGACGCAGAGCTACGACCTCGAAGACGCGCTCGGGGTAGACCTGCCCGACGACGGCGTGCAGTTCGTGGTGCGGGCATGGCTTGAGGACTCCCTCCGCAACCGGCGCCAGGTTGAGATCGTCACCCGCGAGAAGTTCGAGGACGTGTCCAAGATCGACGAGAGCGGTACCTGTTGCCGCATCTATATCGATCGGCAGGACGAAGGCCACACGCTGCAAATCTTCCCGGTCCCGGCCACGACCGACTCAACGGTCTGGTCGCTCAAGCTGGTGGTGCAGCGCTTCGCGCCCGATGTCTCCCCTACCGGCGTGCTCGGGGATACCCCAGGCAACATAGCGCATGGGTTCGGCCAGGCGTGGCAGCGCTGGATCATCTTCCAAATGGCGCATGATCTCGGCTGTGGGGCCATCCACAAGCTGCCCGAGGACGCGCTCCGGCGCTACGCGGGGGTCGCCAAGGAGGCCAAGGACGAACTCCTGGCTTTCGAGAACCGCGAGCAGGATACCGAAGAGCCTATCTGCGCGGCCAATGGGTGGATGTAGATGACGACGCTCCGCCGCTCCATCCCCACCTTCGCGCTGGCGAACCCGATCTACATCGGCGCGCATGTGTCGTTCTACACGGTCAACCCCACGACCGGGGCAAAGACGGCGACGCTCGCCGCGCTCTATTCGGGCGCGACCGGCAGCACCAGGGTCGGCAATCCTTATACGCTCGACGGCGAGGGGAAATTTGCGGCTGCGGTCTTTAGCGAAGTGCCGCTCATTGCCACCGTGCAGAGCCTCCACGCCGACACGCATGATGTGGGTCCGATCCAGATGCGCGGGACCTACCGCGGCAACTGGGTCACGGGAACGTCGTATTTCTCCAGCGATAGCGTGCGCGATAACGGAACCGACAAGGTCTATGTCGTGGCCGACGACTACGTGTCGGGGGCCTCGGTTGCGGCCGACATTTCGGCGAGCCACCTCGTCCTCATGGTCAATCCGGTGTTCGCCCCGGCCGACTCCAACCGGGTTGCGAAAGCGTGGTTCAACTTCAATGGCACCGGCACTCCTGCGCTGCGCGGCAGCTATAACGTGTCGTCGATCACCGATTTCGGCGCGGGAGTGTTCGGGGTCAATTTTACGGTCGCGATCGGCAACGCAAACTATGCCGTCGCTTTATCGGCGGGTTTCGAGACTGATCGTGTCTTTGCTGACATCGGCGGTGGCGCGGGCGGCGTGGCGTCGGGGGTGGTAACGATTGTCACCAGCAACCACTCCGGCACGCTGGTCGACCCGACCGTGATGACTGGCGTCGTGTTCGCAAGCTGATCGGACGCAAATGAACCAGCGCATCATCTACCAGAATCAGCACGGCGGGGTTTCTATTCTGATCCCTGCGCCCAATGCTGGCCTGACGATCGAAGAGATCGCCGCCAAGGATGTGCCGGCAGGCACGCCGTACCGGATCGTGGATGCTTCGGAAGTCCCCGCCGACCGCACATTCCGCAATGCATGGACCCACGATGAGGCCGGCATCAAGGTCGACATGGTCAAGGCGCGCGACATCCACCGCGACCGGCTGCGGGCGCTGCGCGCGCCCAAGCTTGCGGCGCTCGATGTCGAGTACATACGTGCGGTCGAAAGCAAGGACGTTCCCCTGCAGGCAGACATTGCAGCGCACAAGCAGGCGTTGCGTGACGTGACCGCCGACCCGGCGATCGACAATGCTTCCACGCCGGAAGAACTTGCTGCCGCGATCTCGAAAATCCTGATCTGATCGGCACACAATGCTCATCCCCACTTTCGATACCTGGCAGCCCGGCTACGGGGGCGCCATCGTGAGCGTGCTGATTGCCGGCACCGACACGCTTGCGTCGGTGTTCGCAGATGAAAATTTGACGGTGCCGGCCGCCAATCCGCAGACGCTCGCCTCGCTGGTCCTCAACGGCATCGACTACGGGAAGTTCTCCGCGCCGGTCTATGTCGGCGTGGCGGTCACGCTCCACAACGGCTCCATCGATGAGACCGGGGTCATGCGCCCCCCGATCACTTCGCTCACCGGCGTGGATATGTCCTTGGCCACGGTGCAGGTCGCGGGCGGCACGCAGGACATCGAGCTTGAGGACATCCTCGCTCGCCGCGTCGATGTGCGAGACTTTGGTGCCTTCGTGGCCGTGGGCGGCGCCGGGGCGTCTTCCTCGACCAACAATGCAACTCTGACGGCAGGGATGGCCGCGGTTAGCTCTCTTGCCGGCGGCTATCTGGAACTGCCGGCCGGCAGCTATGACGTGACGCAATTCACAATTCCCACCGGCGTCGTGCTGCGGGGACGTGGCCGAGGAGCAACCACGCTGCGCTCCACCGTGGCGGGTAATGTCGCGACGATAGGTGGTGCCCGTGCTGGCATCACGCAGATGACCCTTGACGGGGTTTCCAGGGTTGGCTCGGGTGTTGGTCTCTATGCATCCAATAAGGATGAAATCGTTCTGATCGATGCTGAGATCAAGCGGTTTGACACTTGCGTCTTTCAAGCAGGCGGAACGCGCTCTGACTGGATTGATGTCTATATCTCCGATGCCGCTAACGGCTATACTCTCTATGGCCAGGGTGCCCCGCTCCGCTTCAACTCTTGGCACGGCGGCAAGATCGAACTGTGCAGCACGACCGGCATCGATCTTGCTTACGTCGATGCCGTAACAGAGCACAACACCTTCTCCGACATCACCTTCGATACCAATACCGGCAAGGCGGTGCGTATCAGGGGAGCGCGCTGGACGACGCTAAATGACTGCCGGTGGGTGAGCAACACCAACGACCTCACTATTGCCGACGCCACCCCGACGACCACGCTCAACACCGTGATCGGAGTTAGCCTTGTCGGCGGCGAGATGTCGGGCGGCACCGTTACCCTCGGTGACAACCTCGAATCTGTCACGCTACGTCGGATGGCGCTGACCAGCATCACCGCGACCCTGACGGCGCCGGCGCACAACGTCCTGGTCGAGGACTGCCGCGAGACGAGCGTCACGATCGCCGGCGATACGACTACGTGGCGGCGGCAAAGCACCACGCTCGAATCGGCCTCTTCCCTCACCACAACCAACGCGACGTTCACCAAGGCATGGGCGGCCACGCTCAATCCAGGCCAACACATCTACCTCTCCGGCCGGGTTCAAGCCCGGCGGCTCAACGGACTCAATTATCTGACGGTTGAAAATTTCGGAGTGGCGCGGCGGCCAGGCTCGACGTTGCTTTACCAGACCCAGACCGGCAACTTCACGGTCGGCAATACGCTCACGGGCGGCACCAGTGGTGCAACTGCGCGCATTGTTGCCGACACCGATGCCGGGGCCACGGGAACGCTGACACTCTATGATATTGTCGGGACGTTCGCGAATGGTGAGATCATCACCGATGGCTCCGGCGGATCGGCGACCACCAATGGCACCGTGACGGCGCATGACTGTCAAATCCTAAACGCCACGCTGTTGGCTTATGACGGGCAGACCGTCAACTTTACGGTGGGCGAAATCATTACTGGGGGAACGTCGGGGGCTGTAGCCAGAATCCTTTCCGACGTCGATGCGGGCGCGACCGGCACCCTGACGATCAAGGACGTGACGGGAATCTTCGTTGACAACGAGGCCATCACCGGGTCGTCGGGCGGCGCGGCTGTCGTGAATGGCGAGTGGCTTCAAAGCAACGTTATCACAAGCATCAACTCGGCTGCCACTGATTATGCCGCCACATACATCGCCAGTGGCGCTCAGGTGTTCGGTTACGTTCGCGGCACTGCGGCACATACCGTTTCATGGATATTCGACGTTGACGTGGTGTCCAATCCATCATGACCGAGCGCTGGATACCGCTTCCGCTCGACAAGACTATCTTCGCCAATCTCGACGAGGATGCCGTTGTCGGGTTCAACACGGCAATAGAAAACGGCTTTAAGAACGAGTTAGGCGGGTTTTCGCGCTTCAATGGCCTCATCGAGCGCGTCGATCTTGGCCTTGTGACGCCGGTCTATCTGAATGACTTCAACGGGGACCTGATCGCCTGCTGCGATGGCAAGGTATTCCGGATCGATCAGAGCTACACCGTAACCGATGTCACCACGACGCCCGTTGCGGGCGGCCGGCGGGTGATCTTCGCCAAGACCGGGGTGGATCTGCTCATGGCTGCCGGCGCCGAGATCGTGCGGCTGCGCAGCGCCACGACCGAAATCCTTTCGCCTAATGCGCCGCTGTCCTCGCACGTCGCCTGGGTGCAGGGCTACACGTTGGCGGTTGAGATCGACTCGCAGCGGTTCTTCCACTCCGGTGCGGGGACCCCCGACCAGTGGGACCCGCTCGACACGTTTGCGGCCGATGTCGTCCCGGATAACGTCACCTCGCTCCTGGTCACGCCGTTCGGCGACGTGATGCTGGGCGGAGAAGGTTCGATCGAGCAATTCGAACGCGTCGATGGTGGAGACGCCCCGTTCGCGCGGCGCTGGGCGGTCGCTTCCGGCGTGAAATTGCCCTACGTGCTTTCGTTTGCCGACAATGCCATGTGGTGGGTCAACTCGGCAAACGAGCTGGTATTCGCGCCGGGCCAAATCTACACGCGCGCCTCCGACGATATCGGGCTATTGCTCGAAAAGATCGACGACTGGCGCGATGCCTGGATCGGTGGGCCGCTCAACATCCAGGGGCAGAAATTCATCCTGATCCAGGCGCCGTTCGCCACCAACGAGTACGGCACCAAGGGCGTCACGCTGCTCTACGACCGCAGGCAGAAGGGATTCTCGTCCCTGTACGGATGGGACAGCGATCTATCCGCCCCGACGCGCTGGCCTGGCTGGTCTCACTGGAGACTTTGGGACAAGACCTTCGTCGGCGGCAACGGGAAAATCTACGAGCTTACCGACGCGACCCACCTCAACGGCGCTGACCTGCAGCGCTGGCTGGTTCGCACCGCGCATATGGCGAGCGGCAGCGGCGCGATCATCAACAATTTCAGGCTTCAGGTTGTCCGCGGGCGCGGCAGCAACACGGCCGCCTCGACCATCCGCGTGCGCTGCTCGCGCGATGGCAAGCCGTTCGGGAGCTGGATCAGGCTCACGCTCGGCAAGGCCGGGGAACGTTCGCAGATGCTCGAATTTGGCAGCTTCGGGAGCGCGCAGACATTCCGCTTCGAGATCGCGTGCACGGACGACTGTGCGGTTGATTTGAAGGCGGCCGAGATCAAGTCAATTCCGCTGGGGCACTAGTTCGCACTTTCCGGGGAATGTCTGTCCTAGAAGTTTCCAGATTTCCATGGAAGCGGCATCTGGGGTGATGCCATCACCGAGTTGAATAGTGCCGTCTGCCTTGATGATGGCGATCACCTTATCTCCAAATGAGAACATTAAGGCGGTATCTTCAGGACGCAGGTCACGTCGTTGGAAATCGAAAAATAGCGGATCGAAATCGCCTGTTAGCGGCTGTGGTTGCGCCACAGCAGCCGTCGTCAAGGCGAGCAGCACGGCAACGGTTTTCATGTTTCTCCTCCGGCCTCTGGGGCACTAGCGCATAGGCGCAGTTCATGGTGGGGTTCTCCTGAACTTAACAAACCGATATCCGTGGCACTCTTCACATTCGAGGCTCTCCACAACAGGGTCCGGTTTACTTTCTCCGTACCACTCCAACGGCTTGTATCTTTTGAAAACTCCAGAGCCTTCGCACTTGGGACAAACCACATGATCTTGTGGACAGCTCGCTGCCAGTTCCATGGCCTTCCGCGCAGAACCACCACCATAAAACATTGTTTCGACCTCCTGCTAGGGCTGGTAGATGGCTAGCCTGCTCCCGCCCCCGCGGCTCACCGGCGTCGTCGATGACGACCTCTTCAACATCAGCAATTACCTTAACGTCCTGGCCAAGGCGATCCGGGGCGGCGTACCAGAATTCGGTACATCCGTCACCTTCAGCGACACCGACACCACCGCGTCCGTGATGTTCGCGCGCGCGCGCGCCGACGCGAACTACCGGGTTATCGCACAGCTTGCCTCCGTCGAGGGTGAGCCGACGATCTCCGCCTTCTTTGTCACCACCGAAAATTCCGCCTCCGGGTTCACCGTCACGCTGCTTGGTGCGCCCGGCGCCGGCAACTCGGTTACGTTCGACCTCCTCGTCATCCCCGAGCCTGTGTAGTTTGGACGGTCGCGCAAAACGACGTAACGAATGGGACGATAACGAAGCCGTCCTTTTCCGCCAACCGCTGCAATGCAGCAAGCCTGGCGTCGCGCCTCTGTTCGTCGGTCTTGCCGTATGCGCTCCTCAGCTCATCACCCTCTGTGAAAAGCTCCGTCTCCGGAATCCCGAGAAGTTCGGCGAGTCGGTAGAATTCATCCGACACGTAAGGGTGAATGGTTGCGCCTACCTCGCGCATGCCACTGAGAATACCAAGGACGCGTTCTCTGACCTCTGTCTTGCTCATGGCTTTGGTTCCTGTGATCCGCAGGTAGCCAATTCGTCCGGGTCGACACCAGCCAGCAGATAGGTTCTCAGTTGCTCCTCGGCCCGGCAGTCGTACAAAGTGTTCCACTTTACCAGCTCGCTTTGGGCATACCCAATCCCATCCTCCACCACAAAATATGGGAAGCGGGCGCGAACCGCCTTGCGCATGCGGTCGATCTCCTGAACGGAATACTTTCTCTGATCCATCGTCGTTGATTACCACGGAAGAGAGAGAAGACAAAAGCCATGGCAGGTTCAGCGGTAAGCGCACAGGAGAGCGGACCTACTAGCCAGGCGGCGGGCGCACAGGAAAGTGCTGCCGGCCAGGCGGCGGGCGCACAAGAGTCTGCCAGCCAAGCGGTGAGCGCGGTTGTCTCCCCTGTCGAGTCAGCGGCAGCCCCGGCCACTCCAGTGGTTGCTGTGCCCGTCACCCCACCACCGCCGCCCGAAACGAAGACGGGCACGTTTGACCTCAAAAAGAAGTGAGAGAAGCATCATGGCCTTTGGACGTGATCCCGCGCTTGTGGTCGCCGTCGGCAAACCCACGCCGCCCGGCATGGACCATCCGGGACAAAGCGTGACACCGCAGGACAATAACGGACAACTGACCCCAGAGGACGAGCAGACCTTGCAGGAGGGTGTTTCGCCTGAGGCGGCGGATGTCTTGCGCCGCGTGCTGCCGCCGGAGTGCCAGCACATCATCGAGGCGCTCGGCCAGGAAGGCGAGGGCGAGGAGATGATGGAGGGCGAAGGGGGCGGACAGCAGGACTACGGACCGGGCACCGGTTCTGGTCCGCCGTTGCCGCGGCCCGCGACTAGACTGGGGCGCATGTAGGACGGCTCACCGTTCCGAAGTAGAGCGAGCCCGGTGGAGCGCGGCCCCTGCCGAGCCGCGGCGTGCCGGCATCGTTCCAAACGAACACCTCGTATTCGAAGGCCGCGATGATCGGCGGTTCCGTGCCTTGAAATTGAAAGAAGCGGCTTTCCAGCGGTGGCATCACGATCCCCCGCACCGGCATCAGGCTCGCGTAGGGGATGATGACAGGCGCTGCGAGCGCGGAGGCGAGGCCGGTCAGGAATGAGCGCCGCGGCAGAATGATCTTGGCCATGGCGAAGTAACTAGCACCAGGCCCCCCGCCACAACAACCGGCTAGGACGCACACAGATGTGGAGTACCCTTCTTCCCCGACAGGGCGGGCAGCGCGCTGCCCCGCCCCCGCAGCGGGGACCCATGCCGCCGCAGGGAGCGCAGCGCCCTCCTGGGCCGCCCGCGCCCGCGCCGCAGGCGCCTATGCCACAGGCGGGGCCCCCCGCCGCGCAAGGTCGCCCCGCGCCGGTGCCCGGGCAGATTCCGCCCGAGCTGGCCCACCACATCGACCCGAACAACCCGATCCAGGCCGAGCTGGTGAAGCGGGCCGGGTCACTCGCGCCGCAGGAGAGCCAAGCGTTCTTTGCAGGCGTAAGCCTGCAAGCACTCATGGTGCTCAAGAAGCTTCTGCCGGAACTTGGGTTCATCTGGGACCGTGCAATCGCGGCGAAGCAGCAGCAGGGTGGCGCGCCGCAGGGTGCACCACAGGGCGCACCACCGGCCGCCCAGCAGCCAGCCCCGCAAGCACCGCCGCAGCCGCAGGCCGGATTGCGCCGTCTGTGAACCTGCCCGCGCTTCTCGCCGGATCGGTCGATCACCTGACCATGCGGGAGAAGGTCTTCGCCATCGAAGCCGAGATGCGCAAGCATCCGCCGCTCGACCTGCCGCTCAAGCATCATTTCTCGCAGGGGCTCTACGCGCGCGAGCTGTTCATTCCGAAGGGCACGCTGCTCACCGGCAAGGTCCACAAGTTCGAGCAGCTCAACATCATGTCGCAAGGCGACATGTCGGTGCTCACCGAGGACGGCATCGTGCGGGTGCAAGCGCCGTTCACGGTGGTGTCGCCACCCGGGACCAAGCGCATCGCGTTTGCGCACGAGGACACGGTCTGGACTGTGATCCTCGCCACCGAGGAGACCGACGTCGCCAAGCTTGAGGCGTATTTCGTCACTGACGGCGACCAACTGAAAGAGATCGAAGAATGTCTTTCGTAGCAGTCGCGATCGGCGGCTCGGCGCTGCTTGGCGTCGGGGGCGCCATCATCGCGTCGAACGCCAACACCGAGGCCGCGCAGACCGCTGCCCAGGCCACGCAGCAAGGCGCGCAGCTCAACACGCAGGCGATCACCCAATCGATCGACCAGTACCGCCAGATGGCGTCCCAAGCCGCGCAGGATGCCGAGCGCTTCCGCGCCGAAGGCAACACGGCAGCCGCACAGCGCTCCGAGCAGGCCCGCGATACCGCCCTGCAGTATGCCAATCGGGCGCAAACCCTGATCGCGGAAGGGGCGGAAACTGCGACCAACGCGCTGACGCAGGGCGGCGCCACCGCAGCGAACACGCTCGCGCAGGGCGGCGCCGCAGCGCAGGGTACGGTCGGCCAAGGCGTTACCAGCGCGGGGAATACGCTGCGCGCCGGACTCGAAGCCTCCTCGGATACGCTCGGCCGTGGCGCGGACGCCGCGACAGGCACGATCGGCAGCGGCTTCAACGACGCGAGTTCGTCAATCACGGGCGCAGCCAACAGCGCGTGGAACACCACCGCCAAGGGCGCGCAGGCCGCCAGGGGCGACATCGCGTCGGGATACAACGACGCGAATGCGTATTTGCAAGGCAATGCCCAGAACGGCATCAACCAGATCATTGCGGGCACCGGCGCCGGCATCGGCGCGATCAACCAGGGCGCCAACGCCGGCCGCACCGCGCTCGACACCGGCGCCACCAACGCGACCGGCGCCATCAACCGGGGCACCAATGCCGCGCTCGACGCCTACGGGCGAACCCGCGACCTCAACGAGGGTGGCACCTCCTATCTGCGCAATCTCGTCGCCAACCCGGGCGACCTCACTCCGCTCCAACAGCAGCACCTCGAAGATTTGCGCCGTGATGCACAGAACCGGATCGGCTCGTCCTCGCTGGCGGGATCTGGCCGCAGTGCGGCCGCAGTGCTTCGCCGGGTGGATGCGGACTACGTCAACCAGGCGCTCGAAGACAACCGCACCCGCGCCTACAGCGCCGCCGGCACCCTCTCCGGCAACCAGACCCAGGCCGAGCGGGACATCGCGGCACAAGAGGCCAGCCGTGGCACCCAGTTGGCTGGCGTTGAAGGCGCGCGCGGGACTGGCACGGCGGCGATCGAGCAGAGCCGCGGCGGCTCCATAGCCAACCTCTCGGCCAACCAAGGCACCGCTCTCAACAGCGCCTACTCCACGCTCGGCCAGCGGCTCGGCGATGTCTCGACCGGGCGGGCGAATGTTACGGCCGGCATCGACACGGGCGAGGCTGGTGCTCTCTCCGGCATCGCCACTGGCGCGGGGCGCGATTACGCGCAGCTTCGCACCGGGGCGGCGAACACCCAGGCCGGTTACCAATACGGTGCGGCCAACACGCAGGCGGCCATGCAGAATGCCGCTGCCGGGGCGGAGGCTGGCTACCAGTACGGGGGCGCGAACACGCAGGCCGGCCTTCAGAACACCACTGCGCAAACCACGGCAGGCATCCAGGCGCGTACGGCCCAGGATCTCGCCAGCACCGCGACCGCTGCACACAACACCGCGGCTGGCATCGCGAGCAACACTGGCAACAACGCCGCCTCGAACTTCACCCACCTTGGCGACCAGGAATACGGCTCCGCCTCGCACCTCGGCGACCAGGAGGTCAACCTTGCCACCGGCGTGGGCAACCAGCAGGCCACCGCAACGCAGGCTATCGGGCGCGCGGCGGCCGACGCGGCAACGCAGTCGGGTCAGTTCCAAGCGAATGCCGGGCTCGCGAACGCAAACCTCACCGGGCAGACGATTGGCTCGATCGGCTCGACGATCAATCAGGCCAACAAGCGGAGCTTGTGGAGCTTCATGGATACCGGGAGTGCGGGCAATTATGGCGGCTCGCCAGCGAGCAATCCGTATCTGAATCCTGCGACCTACGGGAACATCGGGATCTAAGCCATGCCGCTCAATTTCATCACCTCGAACCCAGTAATCGACGCCTACGGCAAGCAGGAGAAGGCTGCCAACGAGGAACGGCTGCGCGATGCGCAGACCAGCAAGCTGGAGAACGAGGTCGACGAGCTGCAGCAGACGCGACCCCAGCGGTTTCGCCGGCTTGAAGCCGATACTGGCTTGGCGGAATCCAACGCCAACGTGGGCAGGCAAACCGAAGGCGCGCGCGTGCGGGGTGCATCTGCGGCTGCCGCGCATGCAGAAAACCAGAACTTCGGGGCCGTGATCGATCTCCTGGAAAAAAACCAGACGGCCGCAGCCGATGAAATGGCTGGCCGGCTAGGCATTAAAATCCCGGATAGCCTCAAGACCAACGCCAGGGAGCGCGCCGCCTACAAGGCGCTCTACCAGCAGTCGGAGAAAGCGCAGCCCGGCAGCCCTCTCGGGCAGCAGGAGCACTTTCGCGCGCATGTGGACGAGATCAATCGCCGCATTGATGCGGGCGAAGACCCGAATGCCGTGTACGACACTTTCACCACCAGGTTCGGCGGGGCACAGCAGGCTCCGGGCGGGCCGTCGGCGCCGGTGTCTTCGCAGAAAGACAGCTACACCCACGTCGGCTACGATCCCACCGGCAAGCCAATCTACCTGAACCGCGCGACCGGCGAGGAGAGCGAAGGCGCCGGCCCGATGACGCCGCGTTACGGCGCTGGCGGCGCTGGCCGCTCCTCGGTCTTCCAGCAGAAGCAGACCGCATGGCTTGAGGCACACCCAGGCGATACCCAGGGCGCGCTCGACTACGCCAAGGGGGCGCGGGCGATGAGTCCTGCGGAAGCGATGAAATCTGCCCGTTCGATGGCGGGCAGGGAAATTGCGCAGGATCCGACCATAATCGGACCGAAGCGCACTGCCGCCATCGAGGCGCGCACCAAGGAAATCTACAATCAATTGCAGGGTGCCGGTGCACCGCCTGCCGCGCCAGCCGCGCAGCGCCCCGACATGATGACGCCAGGGGACGGCGGCACGCCCGCCAACATCCAGATGCCGCCTATGCCCCGCGGTGTGCCGCCCGGCTCATCCTACAGCCCCTCACGGAGGATGTGGCGCTCGCCCGACGGGCAGGTCTACGACGAGAACGGCAACCCGGTCTAAGCCATGGCATTCGTCGACGCCGGCATTGACGACTGGATCGTGCCGTCGCGCCCGCGCGCACCAGCGGGCAATGGCCCTGACGACTGGATCATCCCGCCGAAATTTGCCGGCGATGGCAAGCCGGACGACTGGATCACGGCGCCAGGGTCCTCCTGGACCGACTACCCCGTCGAGTTTGGCAAGGGCGTTCTCGAAGGCGCCAAGAATCTCCCCGCCTCTGCGCTGAAAGGCTCCGCCGCGCTCGACATCAACGCGGCCAGACGTGGCATCGAGCGCCTCGATGCCGGCAGTCCTGTGCCGCCGCCGGCCGATGAGAGCCCGGAAGAGCTCGCGGCCTATCGCGTCCGGCGCAGCGTCAGACATACCCCTATCGACGATCCGGCCGTGCGCGCGGCGTTGGAGGCGAGCGCTGGTCGGCCGCTCGCCGAGCACCCAGTCTATCAGGCTGGCCAGGCCATCGAGGACTTCGGCAAGGAGGCGCTGACCCCACGCCCTGGATTTGAGGGGAGTTGGACCCGCGACATCGGCTCGGGCTTCGGTTCGATGCTCGGCGGCATGGGCACCTCGATGGTCCCCGGCGTTGGGCCTCCGATCGCCGGGGCCATGTTCCTCGGCGCTGGCGCGGGGGAGGCCGTCCAGAACGCGCAAAAGGCAGGTGCGACGGAGGACCAGGCCGTCCGCGCCGCGCAGTTGGGCACCATCGCTGGCGCAACCGACGTGGTCGACGCGCTGATACCGATGCTCGGCTCGACCGGCAAGGCGCTCGGGTTCCTCAAGCGGGTGGCCACTCGCACGGTCTATGGCGCGCTCGCCGAGGGCGGACAGGAAGGCGTCCAGCAGGTCATTCAGAACGCGATCGCGGCTGGCATCTACAAGCCCGACCAGGATCTGATGGAGGACGTGCCGCGCAACGTGGCGATCGGCATGATCGTCGGCGGCACCACGACGGCCGGCCTTTCGACGCTGGAGGGCAGGGGGCACCCGGAGGCACAGCAGCCCGCTGGTGCGGTCCCGAGCCCGGGCGGGGCACCGACGCCCCCTATGGGTCCTATGCCTCCCCCGGTCTCCCCGACCGAGCAGCCGCCAACGGGAGTCGTGACTTTTCCGGCGCCAATTCCCCAGCAAAATCAACCGTCGGCTCCGGGAGTCGTGACTTTTCCGCCGGGAGGCGTGACCAATGATCGTCAAAACCAACCAGGGCTACCAAGTGAAATCGGAGTCGGGCAAGAACCTGTCCAAGCCCAGCCTCTCCCAGGGGCAGGCCAAGAAGCGGCTCGCGATGGTGGAGTGGTTCAAGTCGCACCCGCGCCCGTTGCGGTCGCAAACCCGGCTGGGCAAGATGTAGCGGCGGGACAAATAACCCCGGCGCCAGCCCCGGTAAATGTCCCGCCACCGACGCTCGAAGATCTGCTAGCCGACCCGCGCACGGCCGATGAAATCCGGGCGGATTTGGCGGCCGCGGCCGCATGGCGCCCGTCCGATGAGTGGCAGCCGCTCCCCTACGGCATGACACCAGAGGCCGCTTCACAGAACGGCCTCGAAGTCAAAAGCGAAAACTCGACGAGTTTTGCGCGCATCCCCCCGACGCCCGGCACCCGCGAAGCCCCGGTCCAGATCCAAACCCCCGCCGATCTTGACGCCGTCGCCCGGCAGGTCGACCCCGATCCGACGCCGGGACAGAGGGACGCCGAGAACTTCTCGATGGCGCACGGCAAGCTTTATGGGCTTGACGTGTCGATTGAGGTCGCCAAGGGGGGCACCCGCGTCGCAGCCGATGGCTCATGGAGCGTTCCCAATTTCCCGGCCCACTACGGGCGCTTTAAGGGCACCAAAGGCGCCGACGGGGAGATGGTCGACTTCTTCTATGACGGTCCGCGCCCCTTTGTGGTCGACCAAATTAATCCAGCTACCGCGAAGTTTGACGAGCACAAGATCGTCTTCGCCCGCGACGAGGCGCATGCGCGCGCGATTTACGATGCAGCCTTCTCCGATGGTCGCGGCCTGGAGCGCATGGGCGCGATCACGCCGATGTCGGTCGCCCAGTTCCGGCAGTGGATCAAGAACGGGAATACCAGGAAGGCAGTGGCTTATAAGGAGCCGGCGCCTGCCGCGCGGCCCGAGCCTCCTGCGGCGGTTGTCCCTCCCAGCGACGAGCACCCAGGGCTCGTCATCACGTCGCTCGAAACTGGCAAGACGACCCACATCCAGCCGGCAGGGACGCGCAAGCCACCCACCCCGCAGATCCCGAACGAGCCGGGGACGAAGTACGTCCTGCCGTCATTCGCGACGGGGCATCATCCCAAGCCGGCGCCGAAGCCGGCACCGGAAGCTGCCACCGCACCGAACGAGCAGTGGTGGGACCGGCAGTGGTGGGACCACAAGCTGACGACGGCCGGCCGTAGCGATATTTTGCGCGGTCTTGGCATTAAATTACCCCCCCGCGTCGCGTGGCGCCACCTCTCGCCCGAGAACCGTGAAAAGGTACTCACGCGCAAGCCGCCAGCCGAGCAACACGCGCCGACAAAACCAGCGACAAATATTCCCGGGAATATTCCAGAGGCCCCGGAAACGGGGCCTTCTGCTGCCGAGCAGCCGAAGCGCGGCCCGTTCGCGCTCGAGGTCGCAGCGCACCACATGCCTTGGTATGACCGCGGGTACCGCGGCGAACCGCGCGGCGGGAATGAGGCCGAGCAAGCCGCTTGGGATCGTGGTGCGCTCGACCGTGCGAATGCCGATCGCGCCGCCGCCAAGCCTGAACAGCAGCAGCCCAAGCCCGCGGCGCCGCCTGAACGCGCCACGCTATCCTCGATAGAGCGACTCCTCGCCGAAGAACCTGCAACCCCAGAAATCCCGGAAACGGGGCCTTCTGCTGCTGAGCCCGAGGCTCAAAAAGAGGCTCAAAAAGAGGCTCAAAAAGCTGAGGAAGCGCCCGCCAAGCCCGACGTCGCGCTCGCCCACGCCCTCCACGATCGCCTCAAGGCCGGCAAGCCAATCACGGCCAAAATCCTCCAGGACGAGGCGGCTGCGGCGCACGGCGGGAAGCTCGCGGAGGGCAAGTTCGACCGCAAGGATGCCTACGACGCGCTCGAACTGGCCGTGAACATGCTGGTTCGGGAGAATTCTGAGTTTCGAGTTGGCAATGGCGCTTGGCAGCAGCCGGTCCAGCGGCTTGAGAAGCTGCTCGCCTCGCTACCAACCCAGACCGTGCGCTCCGAGGAACAGCAGCGCTTCCAGCAATTTTCGACACCGCCGCACTACTCGCTCGCCGTGGCGTATGCCGCCAACCTGGACCACGGCGACACCGTGCTTGAGCCATCGGCGGGCACCGGCTCGCTGCTGGCCGCAGCTACGCGCCCCGGCGTTACGCTGATCGCCAACGAACTCTCGCCCCGCCGCGCCGACCTCCTGCGCGAGCTCGTCGGCAAGGACGGCAAGGTCTACAGCGAGAACGCCGAGCAGATCGGCAACATCCTCGCCGACAAGGTCAAGCCGACCGTCGTCGTGATGAATCCGCCGTTCTCGCAGACCGCGGGGCGCATGGGCGACAAGAAGGAGATCGGCGTCGGCGCCGCGCACATCAAGCAAGCGCTGTCGCTGCTCCAGCCCGGCGGGCGCTTGGTCGCGATCGTCGGCCGCGGCATGACCATGGGCGCGCCGCGCTTCCGCGAGTGGTGGGCCGACATCTCGAAGAACAACGCCGTCCGCGCCAACATCGGCGTCGATGGCTCGGTCTACGGCAAGTACGGCACGCAGTTCGGCACCCGTCTCCTGGTGATCGACAAGGTTGCGCCGGACGGGAAAGCGCCTATCCTCAAGGATGTGCAGACGGTCGAAGACCTGATGCGCACGCTGGAGCCGATCCGCGATGCCCGACCAGCCGAAGCACAAGCCGCTCATCCTGCCGCAGAACAACCACGTCCTGAACCGGGTCGCGCTGAACCTCCTGCGCGAAGCGAAGGAGAGCGCCCCGCCCGACAGCCTGCACCTGCTGAGCCTCGCCCAGTGGGGCCTGGACAGCGGAGTGAGGGGGGAGTGGCCGCCGGACCGCCGGTACGCACTGGAGGACCAAGTCAGCCTCCTGTTCGGGTGGGAGCCGAAGAACGTCCTGCCGTGGCTCCTGTCGAACCCGGACGGCCCGGAGGAGAGCGAGCAGGAGAGCGACCTGAAAAACCGCCTCCAGAAAGCAAGCAGCCCGAAGTCGGCAGCGTCGGCGGTCCTGAACGCAATCTGGTATCGCCAACAGAGCGAGAATCCATCGCTGCAGCCAGCGGCCAGCGAATTGTCGTAGATCAGGCGAAGCCAGGCACGCAGGCCGCGTCGGACATTTCCGAAAGCCTCTACGAGGATTACGAGCCGCAGCGCGTCCGCATCAAGGGCGCCAAGAAGCATCCGGGACCGCTGGTCGAGTCGGCCGCCATGGCGTCGGTGCAGCCGCCGGCGCCAACCTATGAGCCCTCGCTGCCGAAGGCGGTGATCGAGAAGGGCCTCTTGTCGCTGCCGCAGCTCGAGGCGGTCGTCTACGCCGGCCAAGCGCACCAGCGCATGCTCCCCGCGGCCGAAGGTGAGACCGCTCGGCGCGGGGGATATTTCATCGGCGATGGCACCGGCGTCGGCAAGGGGCGCGAGATCAGCGGCATCATTCTCGACAATTGGCAGCAGGGCCGCACCAAGGCGGTGTGGGTCAGTGAGAAGGGCAAGCTTCTCAACGACGCCAAGCGCGACTGGTCCGGACTTGGGCAGGATCAAAACCTGATCTTCAACCTGGGCAAGACCGCGACCGGCGAGGGTGTGAAAGCCGGCAAGGGCATCGGCTTTATCACCTACGACACACTCAAGGGCGGGATGTCGGATCAAGCGGCGCTCGCCAAGGGCAATTTCATCCGCAAGCAGAAGGTCTCCGTCAACGGCCAGTCCGGCACCGTCACCAGAATCGAGAAGGGTGACAAGAAGGCTGGGCCCACCATCACGGTCAAGCTCGACAACGGCTCTGAGGTCAGCGTCCCGGCAACTGAGGTGACGGCGGTCGAGGCCGGTACGCTCAAGACCCGCATCGACCAGATCGTGGAATGGGTCGGCGCGGACTTCGACGGCGTGATCGCTTTCGATGAAGCCCACAACATGGGCAACGCCGTTACCGTGAAGGGCGAGCGCGGCTTGCAGGAGGCGGCGCAGAAGGCGCTCGCCGGGCTGGCGCTGCAGGAGAAGCTGCCCAACGCGCGCGTGGTCTATGTCTCGGCCACCGGCGCCACCGAGGTCTCCAACCTCGCCTATGCGGAGCGGCTCGGCCTCTGGGGACGTGGCACGCCGTTCGCCTCACGCAACAATTTCATCTCCGAGGTGGAGCAGGGCGGCGTCGCGGCGATGGAGCTGATCGCCCGCGACATGAAGCAGTTGGGTCTCTACACCGCCCGCAACCTTTCCTACGACGGCGTCGAATACGATAAGATCGAGCACAAGCTCGACGCCAATCAGCGCGAAATCTACGACACGTCCGCCGAGGCGTGGCAGAGCGTGCTGCGCAACATCGAGAAGGCGCTCGAAACGACCGGCGGCGCCGAGAGCAAGGGCGCCCGCGCCGCGGCAAGATCGGCATTCTGGGGCGCGCACCAGCGCTTTTTCAACCAGATCATCACGTCGCTGCAGATGCCGTCCGTCATCAAGGCGGTGGAGAAGGACATCGCCGCCGGCAGGCAGGCGGTGCTGCAGCTCACCAACACCAACGAGGCCGCCCAAAACCGCGCCGCCGCCAAGGCCAAGACCGAGGAGGACATCGAAGACCTCGACATCACGCCGCGCGACCAGATCATCCAGCTTGTCGAGAAGTCGTTCCCGACCCAGCAGTATGAGACCTATGTCGACGCGGACGGCAAAGAGGGTTCGCGCGCCGTCGTCGATTCCGAGGGCAAGCCGGTCCAAAACGCCGCGGCCGTCGCGATGCGCGAGCAGCTTGTGGAGAAGCTGGCCTCGCTGCGCGTCCCGCAGGGGCCGCTCGACATGATCCTCGACCACTTCGGCACCGACGTGGTGGCCGAGGTGACAGGGCGCAAACGCCGCTTCGTGCTCAAGCAGGACGAGAAAACCGGCGACATGCGCCGCGGAGAGGAAAGCCGCCCCGGCTCGGCCAACCAGTCCGAGATCGATGCGTTCCAGGGGGCCAAGAAGAAGGTGCTGGTCTTCTCGGAGGCTGGCGGCACTGGCGCCTCCTACCACGCCGACAACAATTCGCCGTC